TAACCAATTTATGAATATCAAAATTAATAGCACCTTGACCTACTTGCACTACTGACTTGCTTAAATTGTAAGTAGAAGTCGCTGGTCTGTCGTCTATTTTATGACCTCGATATATAAATACTTCGGCTGTAATTTCGTCGAATGTAATACCCGGTGTTAATTTAAAATGATACGGACTACGTGAAAGTATTATTTGTTCGTCTAAAACTTCAGGAACTATTAAAGCAGGAATTGTATAAGCTTCAATTGTATAAGTTAACCAAGCTGAAGTGTGCGCTGTTTGGTCGGGAAAATTAACAAATTCAAAAGTATCCGTGCTACTATTACTTCCCCAAATTAACTCTACTACATTACCAACTATTGAAACCTCATAATAAAAGTTATTAAAAAAATATGTTTCAACTGCCAGCTGATATGTTAGCCATAATTTAAAATTATTTGCAAAGTTATTAATATTTGCGCCCTTTACTATTTCGTTATTATACGGTGCGTCTTGGTTTGGTAATGTTAAAAGATAAGGATCAGTTCCATATTCAACTGTAGGAGTGAAAATTACTATTTTTTCAAATAATGTTACACCGTCTTTTTTAAGTCTAAAGTTTCTTTGATTGTACCCTGTTATGGTACTTGTCGGAAAAGTAAATGTTATTTTTTGCCCCATTATTTTGTAAGTGTAAATTTTAAAAATGATTCTACGTCTAATCCGTATGCTTTTACTAATTCTTCAGGCAACTTCTTAAAGCCATCTTCAAAAGGTTTGCTAAAAAATCTTGTAGGCTTCGTTCCTTTAGTCCAAATAGAACGTATTATTAATTGTGCGGTTTGTTCATAACTCATAAATTTACCTGTTTCTCTATTTTTAAACTGAAACCGCCTTGCCTTAACCCAACCTCTAATTCCTTCAGTTAATCCGCCTTTTTTACCTGTACCACTTCCGAACTTAAAAGGACTATTTGGCGCACGTTGACCGCTGAATTTACCTTTAACCCCTAAGTCTAAAAATTGACCGTATTGCTCCATTTCAATATAGGATTCAATAGAATTCGGGTTTACTTTTTCAGTCGATTTAAGAGAGTTATAAAGACTTTTAGAAACATTCTTTTTGCCTTTTGTAAGGTTCGTTCTTGACTGCTTAATAACATATTTATTAAACGCTTGTAACGTACTTAATGTTTCTTTTTGGTCTAACATACCGTAACTTCATTTGTTATTGACAATTGTAAATCTACAGTCCAACCGTCTAAAGTATCTTTGAACTCATAGATAACTGGCAATAGACTTGGCTCGTTTAAAAGTTCAATATCTAAATTATTTCTTTGCAATTTCAAATCCATTATAAGGCGATTTAATACAGCAAAGCAGGTATTAAGGTTGTCTAATTCGTTATCGTTTTTTAGGAATTTATCAGTACTCATTTTCTTTGATACGTTGCGAATATCTAAAACTTGAACCGTAAAATTAAATATAGAAGTACCTTGACCGAAAGAACCATTAGTTACCATTAAATGTGCCATCGGAAAAAGATCCTTTTTATTTTCAGGTGCTTCTCCGTGTACTATGGTATTAACATCAATATCGTTTTCTAATTGAGTCTTTAAATAATTGATAACTTTATAAAAACTATTCATACTTTTTAATTTGTTTATTACTTTCGTTTGCCAAATCGACTTTAAACTCTAAAAACATTAAGAACTCGTGTAGTCGTAATTTAGTCGCTCTTTCAAAATCGAAGATATTTCCGTTAGCGACTGTAAAAATTGATTGATACCAACCCCATTTTGCGCTAAAGCTGTTTCCAAAAGTGTCCTGTTTTTCGGTTGTGCTAAATAATCCTTCATAGATATCAATAATTCGTTGCTTAAATTCCAAAAAAAAAGCATAGAACCTAAAACTATTTCCAAATTTAGCTTATTAAAATCAGTATGGTTTTCTTTATAATCTTCAATGTTATAAAGATTTTTCATTTTGTTGGCAATAGGTCTATATAAAACATTCATTGCTTTAGGATAGGTATCTTCGCTCTTTAAATATGTTTCTAAATCTATGTATTCTCCTGCAGGAATGTCGTCTAAATTAGGAATAAATCCGTATTCTTTGCCGTTATAAATAAAACGCTGTATAAATCTCGGTTGTTGTTTTAAAACCTCGCTAATTTGCAAAACAATCTCATTAAAATCTTTCAATTCTATATTTTGTGCATCAGGTACTGAAATATCGCAAAAGATGCTAATCATTGCCAAAGAAACAAATGAATCACTTTGGTTTTCTTTAATAACTTTTTGAAACAATAAAAATTGTTCTAATCTTATATCGCTTAATGATGTTGGTATTTTAATCTTCATATTAATATAACGTTTTTATCCTAAAATGGTTTGACCTTTTGATAATTTATGTAACTGAAAATATACAGCGTATCTTAATGCGTCAATAGCGTGGTTAAATGCATCTACTGGAGTATCGCTTTTTTTATCGCTCCAAGTATAATTGTTTAATTCCTTTACAACATTTGTGCTATCAGGATCAATTATTAATTCATAATCCTGCATTAAACTTAAACCTGCCGTAACGCTTCCCGCACCTTTAATAGTTTCTTTTATATTGTTACCTCGTATTCTTAATTCGTGTATCAATCTTGGTTCTGCACTATCCGCAATAATCAATTGATTATCGCAATACCTTTGATTTAATTCAAATATTTCTGAAGTAGTAAGTTTAGATTTATAAACTAATTCCTTTACATAAATACGCTTATTTGTCTTGTCTATTGATGTTTGTATTAATGTTGTCGGGTCAATACTAAAACCAAAATCTTGTCCGTAAATACTTGGAGCAACCTCCTCAAACTTTCCAAGTTTCCAATTTGTAAAGACTACACCTTCGGCTTTATCTAACCAACCGCCAAGAATAACGTGTCTATATTTTTCTTTATTATTTTCTCTTATGTTTTCAATTTGAGCAATAAAAGATTCTGAAAGGTATTCGATGTTATCTTTGTAGTCAGTGTGTATGTAAGTTGTATTTCCGTTTATCAAATTGGAAGCTGGTTCTACTCCTTTACTTTCAAAAAACTTCTTATAAATAAAATGCTCTTTTGTCGTTGGATTTAAAACTAAAATAACTCTATTTTGTTTTGACTTATCCCTAATAGAAAAATCAATTTTATCGAATACATCTTCATCCACTAACTCCTCCGCTTCGTCTAAAACCCAAGTAGTAATTCCTGCCAAAGATTTTAAGTTAGCCGTTTGAGTTCCGCTGCTTGTTTTTATCCCTTTAAATAGTATTTTAGAACCTGTCTTTAAATTTACTATTTCATCTTTAGTTATGTAAAAATCTTGGCTTAAATCCGCTGTTTCAATCTTGTCTATAAATTCAGGAATAATAGAAACGTGAGCGGATGTTAAAGTATAACGAGTAAATAAAATAACGTGTCCTACTTCATAAGTAAGCAACAAAAGAAAGGAGTTCACAGAATACGACTTCCCTGAACCCCTGCCACCTGTAACTACAAAGTACCTACTATCTGAACCTAATATATTATATTTTTTACCTATTGATATTAAACACATCCTTAATATTAAAGTCGTTTATATTATGAGTAGTTTCTACTGTTTCTTTAGGTTTGCCACATCCATACTCAATTAGCAATTTAGCTGCTGCAATTCTATCTCGTGAATTTTCATTTTCATTTCTCATTATAGCTGCAATAGTTTCAAATGAATCTTTAACGTGTGGACTTGCTAAATTAACTCCTTTAAGTTCATCTTTTACGGAAGGTCTACCAGCTTTACCCGCAGTCGAATGTCCTCCGTTATTCTTTCTATTATCCATAATTAATATAAATTAATTAGTTAAATTTATTTTGAATTATCGCAAAGTACTTTTAAATCATTTATAACTGCTTTGCGTATATTCTCATTAAACGTATTAATAGTTAAATTGGTATTAAAGACATCATTATAAATCTTAATCAATTCCATATCTGATAAACTATCTAACTTTGCAATTAACTTAATTTGCGTACGATTTAAAGCGTTTACTTGTTTAAACGGGAATAGTTTGTTTAAAATATTCTTTCGTTTCTCACAACCAACGCACGGCTTTATCCCGACTGCTTCAGTTAGTTTTGCGATTGAATCTCCAAGTCCTTTACTTTTTGACATAGTATTGTTTTAAATTCGTTTCTGATTCTGATTATTGTGGCTTTAGATATTCCGCTTTGTCTTGCAAAATTATTAACTCCATCCTTTGTAGAAAAATTAACTATTAATTGCTTATAGCTTTTAAGTTCTTTTAACGAATCTTCATAAGCTGCGGTAAAATCAATCTCCTCGTTTTGCTCGGTGTATTCCTCCTGGTAGTAAACAGTTTTTTCTTTTACTTTATTCTTTCTGTATTGATCCAAGAATATATTTTTTATAACACAATAAACATAAGATTTGTTTATTTCTTTATTGCAGTCGTGTAATTTTAAATACATATCTTGAACGAGATCAAGCGCATCATCACGGTTACCGCTTACGCTAATTGCATATCGAATCCAGTCCTCGTGATGTTGTGCTAACTTTTCAATCATAATGCATCAAATATACTTATTTTTTTTTACAATATAAGTTACTAACATTAAAAATACCCCTATAAAAAACCCGATTGTTATTCCTGTTGCAAATTCAATCATACTTTATGCTTTACTTATTAAAAAATTCCATAACCAAATCGCTTTTGGTCTTATAAACTCGTATGCTATCCAAACTAAAATATATTTCATAATTTAATCAATTATACATAAATAAACTTTTTCCCCACTCACGTACTGAACCCTAAACAAATCCCCCTCATTAGGTGGTAATTCATTATTCGGCAAAGTTAAAACAATTGTTTTATCTAAAAACTTTTTACTTTTAATACCTAAATGAAACATTATAATTCCAAATACTGCTATTAAAATTACTATCAATACGTTTTTCATATTTCTTCACATTTAGTTGAACAATATAATTCTTTTGTTAATCCTGTGCTTATAATTTTACTGCATTTATTGCACAAAGTAGCACCTAATCCTCCGTTTAGTTTATGTATAGGTTTAGTTACTTCCCAGTAATAATCACAATTTAAAGGATCTAAATTAGGACTATTAAAAAACCAAGATTGCATAAATTTACTCGGTTCGGCTTTAAATCTATAACAATTATCTTTTATATTGCAATTAATTCCTTTACAAAGTGATATATCTGGCATCTTCTTTTATTTTTTTTTAAATTAATCTGTACATCCTCCACTATTACAACTCGCTCCACCTCCAAAAATAAAATCAGTTTGCAAACCTATTTCTTTAATATTAAAATAAGAAGTTCCCTGTTTCCATTTTTTTCTTTTTGTTTCCTGTTCTGCAAACCATTGCATTTTCAACGGTTCGTCATCCCAATTTTTACGAAGTTGTTGTTTTGGTTTATGAAAACAACCTACGCAATTACTATCTTGTGGAAAATTTAGATTTGTAGACAAACTCCATAAGTAAATTTGGTAATGGTCAATTTTATCATTAACTAAAGGATATTCTAAAACTCTGTATTTTTCAATCACCCATTTATTACGACCATTTTTAGAAAAACCGTTGTGAAATTTAAAATCAGTATTATCGTAATTTACTCTGTTTTCCTCATCGTATCTAATTCCCAAACGAGTTGAAACAATTTCTTTTATTTCATTTCTACAAAAATTCGCAATTGGATTAATTTTCATATCAGTAGTGCAAAAACGAGTCCTTTGATTTGGTAAATAATTTTTAGATATTATTTTCTCGAATGTATCTCCAGTCAACCATTTTATTTCGCTTCCTATAACTTGCTCTAAATCTAAAACAACTTTTAAAGTTTTATCACTTTCAGCAGTAGCAATAAATTCCATTCCTATTTTATCTGAAACTAATTGAATTATTTTTTTATCTTTTGGAGTACATCTTATATCCTCAATTCTAACCAAAGAAAACACATTGTAATCAGCTGGGTAATGTTTCGCTAAATAAGAAGAAGTTTTACCACCTGAAACGCTATTTAGTGTTTTCATTATATTTTATTTTTTTAAGTATTTCTTTTGCTTGTTCTTTCAATTTATATTCCTGCTCATAAATCGATAACCTTTGCGTTAACGGTTTTATATTTCTTTTATTTGCCATAATTATTTAAAATTTTAACTTATTTCGGCGTTAATCGCCGTTAAAACGAGTATTTATAAAGATTCTAAAATCTTATAATCATTAACTGTAAATTCCTTCATCGGCTTCTCCCATAACTTGTGCCTGTTATCTTTACGTAGTGCTTCAATTATCTTTAAATAATGCCATCTTACTTCAGGCATTTCTTCTTTTTTAATTGCCTTTGGTTTTTTACGTTCTAATTCTCTATAATGAATGTACTTAACATTATTAAGTCTAAAATCAATATCTTTAAATAAATCAGCATTTTTATTATCAAAAGCTATTTTAACCTCGTTATACTCTTTAATGTTTTTATAAAAATCTTTACGTTGAAAGTAGTGAAACCCTGTGGCATGATTGCATTTTAATTCTTTGCAAATGTTTAAATTATTTCTGCCATTTTCTATTTCCTGATCCATATAAATACCTCTTAAATATACAAAATGTGGCTTTCTATTCTTAATTGTTAGGTCTACTCCAAACAATTTTTTTATCTCTTGTAAAGTCATAATTATAAATTATTAATTTCGTTTTTTACTTCATACCAATAATCAATTCTATAATGTTCTAATGAATCAAACTCGTTTATCATTTCATCTACCATTATAAGCGCACATTGTTTCGCTGTATCTTGCCAAACCTTGTGATCTAATAAATATACTTTTCTAAAAAGTTCTTTGGCTTTTTCTTTTGGTGTCATAACTATAAATTATTTATTTTGTCTATTTCGTTTCTTACTTCTTGCCAGTATTCTATTTCTTTTGTGTCTTTTTGAAACCATAATAGTTTTACTCCTATAATTTCAGCTACACAATGTAAAGCACTTTTAATTCCTTCCCTTTCTGCTTCACTTGTATTCCAGTAAGTAAATTTATCAATTAACTCTGCTGCTTTTTGTTTTGGTGTTTTCATAACTATTACATTTTTTCTATTTCTTCTTTCACTTCAGACCAATAATCAAAATAAAGGCTTTCTTCGTCTACCATTCCAAGTATTTCATCAATTGCCACTAACGCACATTTTTTAGCGTTGTCAATTGACATGTAATGATTAGGATCATTTTCTATTCCGTGCATAGATAGCACTAATTTTTCGGCTTTGTTTTTTACTGTTAACATAATTTTTATCTTGTTATTTCGATTACTTCTTTAACTTCGTAGTTTTCAATATTCATCATTTTAGCGTACTTATGTACCTCTTGAATTGTTTTAAAAGACCTATCAGAAGATCCTTGTACTTCTCTGTAATAAATGTATTTTATTGTTCTTTTCATTTTGTTTTATTTTTTAATATTGAATAGTTAATTTTTAAATATTCTATGACAACTCCAGAACCATTTTTTTAATACAATTCCATTTTTGTAATTACATTCTACAAATATAAACCTTTCACAATCGGAAAGCATAAGGGGCTTGTAAGTAGCCCCTGTCTTACTTTTGTATTCTAGTTTAAAATTATCATTTCCCATGCGTTCCATTGTGTTATAGAGTTTAATGCAATACAAACATCATCTTTACTCATGTTAGATTGATTAATTAAATCATTTAAAGTTATTTTAAATGAATTTCCTTTAGTTGCTAATCCTTTTCTTAAAATGTTTGTGATAGTTGTCATAATATTTATGTTTTGTTGTTGTTATCTGAGTACAAATATATAGTAATGTTTTATTATTACAAAAATTATTTCAATATATTTTCTAAAAAAGATACATTATTTTGCGTTTTACTTGTATTCCACTCATTTACAGCATCTTTATAAAGGCTATCAATCCAATAATGTAACTTATAAGTTCCGCTTCCTTTGAATATTAAACCATTTTTAAAGGTATGCTCCAGGCGATCAGGATTGTTTTTTTTAAATAATTCTATTTTGTCTTTCAATTTCATTTTTAGTATATTTTAAACCTTATAAACTCCTCGCCTTTTTTAACTATTGTTTTAAACGTATGCAATTCGTATATAAATCGGTCATCTACTTGGTACTTCTTAACCAAGCAATCAATAAAAGTTTTAACACAATTATCTATGTCACTTGCTTTGGAACTAAAACCAAATTCTAAAGCAAGTTTAATATTAGTTTCGTCAGGTATCTCTATTTTATTCGGTAATAATCGTAAACATTGAACTATAAAAATATCGTATTCTTTAGTTCTAAATTTACGACCTTTAAAAGCGTTATTGATTGACATCGGTTTAATCAGTAATTTTATATCCATTAGAAAGCTACTTCTTTTTTGTTATTAACTACTATTCCTTCTTTAATTTCGTATGGTAACCAGTCTTTATTTATTCCAAACATTAAGGTCTTAAATTCCATATTACGAGAATACTCGCACTTTGCACTTGAAATTTCTTCTTCTTTATCTATAAATACAACCGTTTCAGCTTTCTTTAAAACACTTGATCCAACGTGACCTACAGGTTTAGCAGTTCCAAAATTCTTGTGCAAAATACCAGTAATGTGCATTTGTTCTTTTACTTCTTTTCTTGCAGTCCATTCAAGTAGCTTTTCAGTTAGTCCTGTAGCCTGTTCTAAACTATTAAAATCGGTTACCAGGTCAACGTAACCATCTATAGACATCAATCCAATATCTTTTTTAAAATCACTTTCATAAACTAACCAATTAATAAACTCAAAGCGCTCTTTTGGCGAATAAGTTCTTAAAGAAAATGTCTTGTATAAATCGTATTTAGAACCAACCAAATCTAAAACCCTTCTCACTACTCTTTGAGTATGGTGCTTTGATTGCTCGGTATCAATTGATATTATCAATTTATCTTTAGTATTATGACCTTTAATCGAAGGATTGTAAATATTAGAAGCACCGCCAATATAAGCAGCTTCAATCATAGACTTAAAAAAAGTCTTTCTACTTTTTGATGCTCCAACAATGCATGAAAAATCTCCATAAGATCCGAACGGAATAGGGTAGTGCGTTCCTTTATATTCCGAACTGCCTATACTTATTGCAACTGGTTGAGGTTTTATTTCTTCCGAAGGGTCAACATAACTATTTTTAAAGATATCTAAAAAGTTTGTGCCTTTTATTATTTCATTTTGTTTTCCAATTTCTATTTTTGGTATATTAATTTCCATCTTTATTTTTAGTTTTTGTTTTTGAAATTAATAATACAGTTTGTAATTGCGTTATTAATCGATTTGAATACGTTTTCCTTTGTGAATTTACCTAAAACATATATTTGTATACTTTTTTTATTTTCTTCTATTAAAACGCTTTGTTTTGCTTCTTCTTCTTTTGTCAATTGTTTTAAATGATCCGTATTAATTCCGATTGATTTTAAATATTTATTTAATTCCAAGTGATTTAATCTATTTAAAAAAGCATCGCAAGTATTTTCTAAAGGTGCATCTAAAACCTCATTTAGTTTTTTAGTTGCAAAGTCAATATCCTTGTAAAATTCTAATTCGTGCATTAAACAATAAACATACATCTTGGCAAAAATAGTATTTTCCTGAAACGCTTCTTTGTTTATTTCATTTGTTTTTTCTGCTATGCTTACCAAACAGTCTAAATCAAATTGGCACGGCTTAATAGTTTCCTTTGTAAATCTTTCAAACAACCATTCAAAAGACTTTTTTAAATTTGGCTTACTCATAGTCGGTCTTGTTGTTTAGGTTTTGCTTTTTTAATTTCTTGAGCGTATTTTTGCATCTTATCAGGTCGGCTTATAAATTCCAATGTTAAATATTTAGGATTTTCTTTATGGTAATCATCATTAAAACAATTTGTTATAGCGTTAACAATATCCAATTTAGAATACCCTTCTTTTAACCTTGCATTTATTTGCCTTTTAGATTTATCACAAACTACTTTCAGTTTTTTACCTGTTATGGAATTGAATTGTAAAAGAAGTGCATCCCAATTGACCGAACGGTCAATATCTTTTACTTTCTCTTTTACTTCTACTTCTACTTGTAGGGTAGGGGGTTCAATACCCCCTACGTTACCCCCTACGGTAGGGGTAAAAATATTTCCTGTTTTATCTTCGTAACCCTTAACCTGACTATCAATACTATTAGTTTGGCTTACATACGCAAACTTTGCCATTCCTTTTAAATTAGTTGGCTTTATTCCTAAAAATTGCCTATCTAATAAAGCATCAATAAAAGCTACCTTATCTTCTATTTTTTCAAGTTCATTATAAACATCAAAATAAGATCTGAAGAAATTAAAACCTTTTCTTTTTGTTAATTTTTCCATAATTAATTTTTTAAAAAGAGAAAACCCCAAACAATGCACTACTACTGTTTAGGGTTTCTCGGTTAGACTATTGTCTAAAATATTTTCCTGTTGGTAGTGCTTCAACAGCTACAAATATAATACTTTTTTTGAATAAATAACAAAAAGATATAAAAAAACCGCTAAATTTCTTCAGCGGCTAAAACAAAACGTGTAAATGTACTAAAATAAAGTTAATGTACTGTTTTTTTCTTCAACAAATGCCTTGTGATTATTTGAATTAATTTTAAAATAACTTTCTTTTAATTCAATAGATATGCTTTTACGATTCATTTTAATAGCTGAGCAACCTTCTGACCCAATCCCGCCAAATGGACTTAATACTGTTTCGCCCTCATTTGAATATAAATGTAATATTCTTTCAATAGTATCTAATTGTAATGGGCAAATATGTTTTTCATCGTTACCATCTCTACCGCTTCTATATTGTAAAGTTCTTGAATAATCAATATCATACCAAACAGGAGAAGCGTATTTTTGCCATAAATCTACTGGCAAATAATCTAATTTGCTGCTATCTTTATCTTGGTGTGTTATTGGTGTTTCATTATCGCCTTCATTTCTAAAAAATAAAACGTAATCAGGTATTCCAACCCTTGACATAATACTATCTTTTTTAATTGTTTTATGAAGTAATCCTAATGCTTTTGTTCTTTGCATTTCGGTAACTGGATTTTTCCATAATGTTACTTTTGAGTGATAAATAAAACCCTCTTTTTGAAACCAATCAATTAACATACCTGAAAAATCACGCAATCCAATATAACCCTCTTTGCCCTTTTGTATTGGTAAATCCATACAATGAATAGCGCACATACGACCACTTTTAAGCGTTCTTTTTAATTCAGGGATTAGGTATTTAAAATGCTTTTCAAATTGTTTATAATCGCTTACATTTCCCATATCTTCTTCTTTATCTGAATATACATATAATTCAGCAAATGGAGGACTAAATACAACTATATCCGCACAGTTATCAGGTAGTTTTGCAGTTTCCTGAACGCAATCGCCATTTATTAAATGGTATTCTTCTGTTTTAATTTCTTTATTCATAATTTTTACTTTTGATTTTGCTTTTTTGTAATTAGTTTCTGCGCTGTATTTTGACATTTCTTTAATACGCTCAAAATGTTGTTTTTCTTTTTCTAAAATTGTATTTCTAACATTTACTTGTGATTCAGGTATAAGAATATGAACGGTTACTTTATTTTTTTGACCGAACCTATAGCATCGTCTTACAGCTTGGTAAAATGCCTCAAATTTAAAATCATAAGACATAAATACCATTTGATTACATTGCTGGTAATTCATACCAAATGAAGCTATAGAAGTCTTTGTAATTAATGTTTTAAAATTATCATTTGCAAATCCGTTCAAATGTTTAGCTTTATATTCAGGATTATCAGAACCTTGCACATTTACGCTATTTTCAAGTAATTTTGATAAAGTATCGGTTTCCTGATTCTTTAAACCCCAAACAATCCATTGATTGTCATTTGAGTTAACCAGTTCCAATGTTTTTTCAATTCTTGCATCAAATGATCTATTTAAATCTTTATGCAATTCGGTAGCAGAAACAGCAACATCTCCAAATAGATTTTCGCTTAAATTATCTACTTTTATAATATGCTCGATATATTCTATTTCAGGCAAATTATATCCTTCAGAATTAAAACCTAAACTCGATGGATTATCAATTGCCATAGATAGTCCAGATATATAAGTCCAAAAGTTATCCTGTGCGTGTTTTCTTAATCGCCATTTAGAAGTTTCTCCTCCATCGTGAACGAAAAACATTGCTAACATTTCTAAATAAGACATACCACCTAAAAACTCTGAATGTTGCCCTAATTCCATATGATCATTTGGGGATGGTGTAGCAGTACAAGCTAATTTATAAGGTGTATTTTTAAAAGTTTCAATTATCAAAGATGAAAGTTTACCATCTCTACCTTTTAAAATACTGGATTCATCTAAAACTACTCCTGAATAAATACTACAATCAATATTTTTTAATTGATCATAATTAGTAATATCAAAATAAGATGAATCAATTCCAAATTTTGCAGCTTCATTTTTTGTCTGTTCTACAATTGCCAAAGGTGCTAATATCAAAACCTTTTGATTTGTCTTAATTGATACTTGTTTCGCCCATTCTAACTGGCAAAAAGTTTTTCCTAAACCGCAATCAAAGAAGAAAGCAAATTTGCCTTTAAATAAAGCAGTTTTAATACCATACTTTTGAAAGTCTTTTAATAATGGATTCAATGCATTTTCATTAATTTCAAATCCACTTTCAACAAAAGTCTTTCTTTTTGTTTCTAAAAATTCTTTGTAATCTGTCATTTTGTGTTTTGTTTTATAGTTTATAAGTGCAAATATAATAATAAGTTTTTATTACGCAAATAAATATAAAAAAAATCGACTAAATAAATAACCGATTTAATTTTATACTAAAAAATATGTGTAATTCTGGCGATTTGACCGTTATTTTTGCAATGTAAAAACCCCTCTACGGCTTTTGGCGAATGCTGGTAACCGTTTCTACTATGCCAACTATCAGCGCTCGAAGGACTTCTTAAAGATTCAACTGTGATCCCTACGTAGTCTTTACTTGTTTTGTGGTGTACATGATGAGTATAAACATATCTATGCTTTGTTAAACTCCATTCAATAGGGAACTCCTGTGCCATTAATAAAGGCAATAATTCCTGTTTTGCTCCATCTCCGTGAGTAGTTCCAATAAGATTATTGTAATATCTAAAACCTTTGCGATGTGCTATTGAAGTATCAAAAGTAATGTTTTGGCAATTCTTAAAATAAGTTTCAATAACTTGCGCTAAAAAGAATCCGTTAGTATAATCGTGGTTTGAAGGATTAAAGCAAAAGTGAACATCTGCGATAGGTAAAAGTATTTCTAAAACATCAATATAAAGATTTTTAGCAATTATAAAGTTTTCAAACCACATTCCATCGGTGTCTTGTGGAGTTCCTGAAGTAGTTGTGCGTTTTGGATTGTCAATGTGTAAAATATCATTTCCACCAATAAACAAAATCTTATCAATATTAAAAGAACTAACTTTTTGTAAAATACCTTTTACTCCTGCTAAAACTCTATGAACGGCTATTTGATTGTTATAATCTTCTCCAGTTTCAAAGTGTTTTGATAGCTTACCGATGTGAATGTCGGCAGGATCTAAAACTAATAAATAAGAATCTTTGTTTTCAATCCGTTCTAATTTTACAAAATTAGGAGCGTATTCCTGTAAATCTTTTATTAAAGTACTTGTAAGGTCTTGAAATTGTTTTTCGTCTGCTTTCTCAAATAGTGGATTTGTAACTCTTACACTTTCATTTTTATTTTTTAACCATAACATCGGAACTGTTTTCGGATCAACTCCTACGCTGTTACAAGCGTTTAAAATACCTGTATTGTCTTTTAGTTTTGCGATATGCTTTCTGATTCCAGAAATTTTATCAGGAGAAATTTGACGTGCTATTTCTCGATTGCTTAAACCTTTTTGTAATAATTCTAAAATCTCATCATTATACTTTGAAAAAATACTCATATTTTGGTTATTTGATTAAAAAAAAATACGCTCCTGTTATAGAGCGTATAAATATACTAAATTAAATCTGACAAATCGACTGGTACAAATCCTTCAGGTTTCAATATTTTGCCATCAGGATCTAACAATACTTCCCCATTTGGGAACTTTGTCATATTGTTAGCGTGAACTCTCCTAAATGCTTCCGAAAATATATCCTGCATTCCGTGAAAATTGATAGTGCCAAATAAAACATAAGCCATATCGCATAAAGCATCTAATATCTCTACTTTGTCATTGTTATAACACGCTCCTAAATACTCCAGGTTTTCCTCTTTCATTAGCTTGTATCGTAATTCACAATCGTTATAACTGTTAACCGTTGGTAAATCGTTTACAATTTGTTGTCCTGTTTTCTGAAATTCTCTAACCTCGTTTAACATATATTTCTATTATTTGTTCGTTTGTAAAATATTGTCCGTGATATAAAAAACCGTCTTGTACTTTTACTAAATTCGGTTCTGTATCAAGCCATTCTATTAATTGTGCGATTTTATTTGTTTCCATATTCTTTTAAATAAAGTTCTAAAACGATTATTGTTTTTTTAATATCTTCAGTAAATAAACCTTTTTTTCTACTTCTTACAATCCTTTTAATTGCATCGAATTCCCACGAGTTAAGGTTTTGTTGTTCTGCAAATAGGTATAAACTACCTTTTGAATTATCATAATGTTTTGGTGTTTCCATTTACATATTATCATTAAAATTAATCCTTAAAATCGTATCTATTTTTTTAGTGATTTCCTGAAAGTAGGTGCTTTTTTGTATGGTATAAGTATCGGCAACCTCATTATTTAAAAGTTCGCACATTTCGATAATATCTTTTTTTAATTGTATCATTCTCGGTGCAGTTACTTTTAAGTCATCTAAATTCTCCAGTACTAATTGCATTAAGCAATAAAATTTGTGCATATTTTTATTTTTACTTTTGCTCATTGTATAATTAATTAGAATAACATAATGGACTATCTTCTTTCATTTGTAAAGCAACTTTAAAAGCTTCTTCATAACTTTCGTATTCTTGTATAAAAGTATCTGATTTAAATCCAATTCCTGGCATTTTAGTTAAATAAAATTCTATATCAAAAGGATTTGCAGTTACATAAATACCACTTGTATAATAATCTTTAGCAATTAAATAAACTGCCTTATTTCTATTAATTCTTGATTGTTCATAAACAAAATATTCTAATTCTTTAAATGTTTCAAATCCAAATGTTTCAGAATCTTCATTTAACCTTGCATAATGTAAAATATAATTTTTCATTTTGTTTTTTGTTTTTATAACCCCCTAAATTAATAGGGGGATTTTGTTAATATTAGAAAGGAAGATCCGAACTTTCAATTTCTTCTTGTGAAACTTCTTCTTCTTTTGAATCAGCTTTAAAGATTTTCCAAGCCGATAATTTTGTGAAGTATTTGCCGTTCCACTCGTTGCAACCTACGTTGAAATCCACTTTTACCGATTGCCCTACTTTATTGAATTTAATAAAGTTTTCTACTTTCTCATCTCCGAAAATTTCAAAGCAATAAAGGTTGTTGTATTGCTCAGCTGTTTTCAATAAAAAACTTTGTTTTTTCCATTCTTTACCATCTTTTGATTGTCCTTTTTCTAATGGTAAAATGTTTTCGATAATTCCTGTTACTTCTAAAGCCATTGTTTATTTATTTAGTGATTAATAATTTTTTTCTTGTTCAGCTGTTACGCTGTATTTAGTCTTTATTTGCGCCATTGTTGCGTTAGTTGCCTTTGCTTTGGCTAATATTTCAGCCGTTGCCATTGGTTTGGCTTGTACCGCTTTTTGTGCATCATCATCCTCTGAACCGATACCACAAATTGAGCTTAAACTATATCTTCTCGCATAAGTTACACCGCTACCGTATGCCTGTGCATCATTTGTATTTTTGCAAAATATTTCTGCCAAAGATTCGAATATTTCGCCTGATTCGTGCATTAAAACCGTCTTTACAAAGTTTTTACCATCTATATTAACTAACGGTTGCAATAATACAATCCCGTTATTATTTAATGCTGGAACTACTGCGGCCAAAACATCGTTTAAATCTGCGTACTTGTTTTTAAAAAATGGATTAACACTACCTTTCTTTGGCGTGATCATTTCCAATTGTGCTTTCACAAGTGCTTTTGCTATATTTTCCATTGTATTAAAATTTAATTGTTATACTCGATTTGCGTGGCGTTGTGCTTACTCTTGGTACATCATTACCATAAGCATCAATTAAGTCTTGTTTCTGCGCTAATTTAAGTAATTCAGCTCTTGCATCCAGATCCGCTTTTAATTGTTGGTAAATTGGGTCTTCTGAATAGTTGATTGTGTTACCTCCGTTTACTGGCGTAAATTCAACGCCCATAACAGTCTGTTTTTCTTCGGTAATATGTTTTCTCGCTTCTGTCATTGCAGTGCCTACAACCTCGCTTAATCTTGCTAAATTTGCGATAAATTCCATTTTGTCAACGTTACCATTATCCAGTAAATCGGTAACAAGTTTTAAACCTACTTTTTGCGCTTCTTTTTTTGTAAAACTTGCATCGTACATTGTTACGAAGTCTTGCGCTCTTAATTCTAAAAATGTTTCTGAATTTGCTCCCATAATTATTTACATTTATTTATTAAATCCTCAATTCTGCTTTTTGTTCCTGATGCGTTTAATTTTGCTATCTCTAAAAGAATATCCAGTTCTTTTAGTATATCTATTTGAAGATTATAAAAGGCTTCTTCGTGTCCGCTGTAGTAGGCTTGTGATAATGTATCGTATCCTGTAACTATTTCGGCATCTGTTTCAATTTTGTTTATTGGTGATTCAGGATTAAACCTGCCATCTTTCCAAGCATCGTAACTATTCATATTAATTGATTTTAGTGTAAGCGTTGCACATTTGTTCGTTATCTGCAAAATAAATATTTTTTATTTTTTGCATCCATTCGTTAAATTTTTCTTTGTTTTCCATTATGCTCGAAATATAAAGTTTAAAATAAAAATGATTGCTAAAATGTAGCAAAATTTAATTTGGTAGTCTAATTTTAAAAAGAAATTTTTCATAGTTTGTTTTGTTTTTGTTTTGACAAAGATAGTAATAAAATTTAATTACGCAAATAATTATTTTTTATTTTTTCAAAAGTCGAAAGTTTCATTTCGTACAAATCTGTTAAATACGGATTAAGGTTTTGTTTTTTAATTCCGCACTTTCTGGAAAACTCGGCTTTTGTTAGGCCTGATTTAAGAAATAGTTCTTTTAGTTTTTTATTCATAGCATTTTGTTTTTATGATTATAAATGCAAATATAGTAATAATTATTGATTACATAACAAAACATAAAAAAACCTTGCAAAATTAATTACAAGGTTAAACTTTTTTTTAAATTACCTACTTAATTTATGAGCAAATGCCTTAACAATTAAATCAGTTGGTAAATACTTTACAATTAACCTTAACCATCTTCCAGCGTTTGTTGTTGCTGGGCTTTCGCTATATTTAATAGCTACTTCTTTTAATGCTAAATTAATCAAATCTTTTTTTTCCATTTCTTTATTAAATTTTAGGGTATGTAATTCCGTTATCATTTATAATTATTCCTCTATCAAATCTACTTTTTAATGTTTTCCAATCAAAGCCGAAGTTTTTTTCAAAGTGTGGTTTATCTTTAAATGTTTTCCAATCTCCGCCCCATTCATAACCTTTGCTTTTAAAATAACTTACTACTCGATCCCAATGTTCATCAATAGTCCAAGATGCAGTTTCAAAAGTGCCATCTCCATTTTTATCGTATAATAGAACAATATCGAAGGCTAAACCGTAATTATGCATACTTTGAAATTTATCAGCGTTAGTTACTTTAGGACGTTTTAAAAACAATTCTCTTTGTTCTTGTGGGCTTCTAAAAACGTGGCTAAAACGAAGCCTAACGTGTTTAGGAAGTAAGTTGTTACATTCTCTATAATATACGCTTAATTCTTCTCTAATTTTCGGATGCGCCTTTTGTATTTTTTCAAGCGTTATTTTGTCCATTTTCTATCTCGTTTTTGATTTCTTTGCCAAATATAATCATTTTTTTAAACTCTTTTACGAACCTTTTACCTGTAATTTTATAAAAGTTTTCATCTATTGAGTTAAGTTCTAACCAAATTAAACCAACGCTAATAACCTTTGTAATTAATAAAGGTATTCCGACTATCATTTTAACAAACTCGCCTAATAAATTGACCTCTAAAACGTAAATAATTATAAGGCAAATGTTATAAGATAGGAATTTTAATACTAATCTTTTAACAAAAGTAGGGCAAAATTGATGATTTTTAAAGGAATTTATAACCTCGAGTAAAGCATCGGCTACAATAAATGTACAAACGGTTGCCATTAGTGGGTATATCGGTGCAATAAATGCTAAAGCAATTCCTATAAATGTGATCGGATCTATTCTTTTAATTGGTATATTCATTATGCAAAAATTATAAAGTTTCATAACGATTTCTGATTTCTTCTCGTTCTGCTAATACTTCAGCTGGTATTTCTATGCCAGTTTCAACAAATCGAACAATATACCAATCCGTTAATAATAATTCATTATAAATTTCAAGGTTTTGAACTTGTTTTTTAGTTTCTTGAATTTCCTCAATAGTTGCACCTTCAAAATATACCAAGCCGTCAAACTTTAAATTAATGTATTTTAGTTCTAATTCAGTTGGAAGTATTTCTGTAAGTTCCCATTCCGATACTAATTGACAATTTATAATATTTGATAAATTATTTTGTATAAATTCATCAGTATAAATCCCTTTAAATTCTGTATTTTCTATCCTTGCTTTCATATTATTCGAATTCTAAAACTAAATTAACACCTTGAATTACTGTAACTAATCCTGTAGTTTGTCTAAAAGCTATCTGTATTCCTGTAATATTATCAAGTGTGTGAGTTGGTATTGTAAAATCGTCTTTAAATCCATTTTGCGAAGAACTCGAAGGGATAGACCATGTTTGTTGCACTAAAACCTGATTATTAGTTTCAGAACCTCTACCAGTACCGTTAGCAAATGTAAATGATTTAATATATAATTCTATATCTCTACTAAATACATCAGAATGCCTCATTGACCATCTTACCTTTTTTAATTGAGTTTTACCAACAACTAAAATAAAATTCGCATCTGATAATCCACTTGGAGTTGTTCCTGTACCAAATGATAAGTTAGCATCTACCGATAACATATTTGATGTATTTCTAGCCCAAGACCGCCAATTGTTAACGGTGTTAAAATTCCAAGACGGATAAAATGCTCTTAAAAATTCTCTTTGCACGGAAGATCCTCCAGAATATTGCGGAATATTTAAAGTATCACTTACTAATGTTGCTGCTCCACTTGTGCCAGTAGTTGTTAATGTTAAAGTTCCTTGCTTTGCATTTAAAGCAGTTTGAGTAGTTGCCGAAATATAATCGGCAATTTGTCCTTGTGATATTTTCTTTGTTCCGTTCATTATAAGTAGTAATTAGCTTTTATTGATGAATCCATATTATTGTATAAAATAGGTGTCATTTCTGTAATGAAATTTGACAAATCAGCAGTTGCATCAGTTAAATTGTTATAAATTTTTGAAGTTCCAATATAATTAACTATTGCAGTATTAATAGGTTTTAATTTAACATCAATTTTATTGTCGTCTAAAATAATGTTTTCGCTTTGTAAAATAAACTGTTCCATAATTATAAAGAGTAAACGCCTAATGTTAATAAATCAAATTGTCCTGTATTGGTAACACCAGCACCCATAC